AGGACGCCAAATGTAACCAAGTTGTTCTAGATACGTTGCAAGACCTGATGGAACACGGTACTTAACTCCAGCCTTAAAGGTGAAGTTGTTTCCGACTCCGTAAGTCATTTCTTCAACATCAGTAATGGTGCGAATGACAACCATGTCACCTGCAACACTAACTCCGATGTCTTCAATTTCATCTAGTACAAGTGGAGCCTCTGGATGCTTTGGGTCAAACACATCGTTTTCGAGACTCTCTGCCTCAATCTGCGCTGCGATAGAGATTTCATCTTTACGCTTGCGTAGTGCTTCCTGATTTGCTTTTGCTGCTTTTTCTGCTGCTAGACCAGTTGCGTCTAGCGGACTTGTTGGTTTATTTGCCACGGTAATAATTCTCCTAAAATAGTTTGTTTAATTGTGATGTGTTTGGGGGTCCAGGAAGGAGTAGGACCCCCAAACAACATCAGTGTCTTAGTTTGTGTAAACCTTGACGATAGCCTGGTCGGTGATTACACCGAGACCCCAGATTGCGTACCATGCAAGAGCGTGCTCACGACCGAAGTCGAGAACGCCACCGTCACGGAGTTCAACTGGGAGTGAGATTGCGTGACCAAATGCGTTGTCACCAATCATGATTGATTCGTAAACTTCAGCACCGTTACCAGTTGCTGATGTTAGGTAACCCTTTTCTGCAGTGAAATCTGCAGACTCTGGGTTTCCACCTGAACCTGGAGCAGTGTTAGCCTTTACAGGCACAACTCCCTGGTCTGCTGGAACACCAACAGATGTTGAAGTTGTGTATGCAGCGTTAACTGACAACTTCTTAACCTGTGTTGTTTCGATGAATACTACGTCGTATAGACGACCGATTTCACCGAGCATGAAGTTACCTGGAGCAGCGTACTTTGTAACTTCGATGAACTCTGGGTTCGAACGAATGTCACGTGACTGCTTTGGGTGTACGAACTGTACGTATGTCTCACCTAAGCGAGGGATGTTCTTACCAGCAAGGGTAAGAGCAGCATCCTTAACAGCACCTGTTGACAACTTGTAGTTACCATCAAGGTCTGAAATTTGTGCTGCTACAGTACCTTCGTTGTACCAGTCGTTAACGCCCTGAACTCCAGTGCGGTCATAACCGAATACAGCAGAAGTTGCTGCTGAAAGTGTGTTGCGTGCTTGTACGTCAAGGTATTGTGCCATGTGGCGACCAAGAAGACGTGAAGCAGATGCCATAACGTCATCGAATGATGCGTTAAGAAGTAGTTCAGAAACTGCTACTGCGTAGCCGTGTTCTGCAACTGTGATAGCAATTTGCTCTGCTGTAAGAGCGTTTGTTGTCATACGAACACCTTCAGTTAGTGGTGAAGGGTCTACAGCAAAGTTCTTGTAACGTAGGAAGTTCACACGAAGACCAGGTGCTACACCTAGTTCAGTCTTCTTAACTGCAAACTGTTCGAAACGAAGAATTGGCATTGCTTGGAACAAGATTTCCTTGCTCCAGATTGTTTGAATTGCTTGGTTCAAAGATGAGTTTGAACCTGAGTAAGCGGTAGGCGCTCCTGCGAGTTGCCCTGTACCTGTAATTGCACTTGCCATTGAGGTCAAGTCCTTTCATTAGTTGTTTGGGGGGGATTAACCGAACAGTCCCTGACCACGGTTGCTGGCTGCAGTGCCAAGTAATTTGGCTCTTTGTTTCGCATAGTCTGCCAATGACATATCCCTGATTGAATCAGGTGTGTACGATTGTTGTTCCGAATCATTATCGAGGGGTCCTGATGCTGGAGCGGTTACACGTGCTCCAACCATTGATTGCTTTGCATTAGCAGTTGCCTGCTGGACGTCTTGCATAATTCCTGAAGACTTTTCCTTGAGCGTTGCAATGCTTTGCTCAATTTCTTCTTGCGTATTACCGTTAACAAGGTCAATGAGTTGAGGGACGATAGTGTCACGCTCTTGCTCAATTCGTTGTGCACGATAAGACATTAAATCTTGAAACTGACGTTCTCTGTCAAGGAGGGCAAAAGCCTTTTCTCTCTCAAGACGTTCAGCATCTAACTGAGACTGAAATTCTTGCTCCTTCTTAGAAAGGAGTTCCTTGAAAGTTAACTCTTGTTCTTCTTCTTGCTTCTTCTTTGCAGCACGTTCAGCAGCCTTAGCATTACGCTCTGCTTCACGTTCCGCTTCTTTGTTAGCAAGTTCTTCTGCAAGTGCTTTAGCCTTTGCTAATTCTTCTTGCATCTTTTCCATCTGAGGATACAACTTTTGCTTCTCCTGTGCACGAGCCTTTGCAAGGTCATCGGCAGTAAAAGACTGCATTAAAGTATTACTCTCTTCCGAAACTTCAGCAACTGCTGGAGTCTCAATTACTTGATTTTCATCCATTATAATCACTTATCTTTCTTATGTCGTTGTCCGAATGCCTTGCGGCGTGCCACTTAGTTATAATGAGATAATTGCATATCATTTAGTTGCATTTGTCTCGTTATATTCTGATATTTATCAGAAATCTTTTACTCCTTGTCTGCTGCTCTCCTTTGTGGAATTTTCGTTCCATAGGCGTCAGTGACAAGTTTGTTTCGTATTTCAGCCTCTGCCATTTTTTCAGTGCCCATCATTGCCTGATTAATAGGGTCTTCTACGTTCTCTTCAGTTTCTGGCCCAGACATGCCATCTCCAAGAACATCTCCATCACCCATAGGTGTAGGCTCCATTGGCATTGCAGTATTTCCATCAGGTCCTGGCATCATTCCAGTCATATCCATAATGGCCTTTTGAATTTGAATTTTTACTAGTTGAAGAGCACCGTCTGCCTGTGCGTCAGACATAAGTTCTTGACGAATTTCAGTCAACTTCTCTTCTGGGAACTCTTCGCCAAGTTGACGCAAAGCGCCTTCCTTAGACTCAAGACCCATACCCAATTTAGTTTGGATTTCGTTAAGAACAATTAGTTTGTCTAACGGAAGTGGCTGTTGGAAGTGTGCATAATTTTGGTAAGAAATAGGGTCATTAGGGTCAAGTTGTGGGTATTGACCGTCCTTAATAGGACCATCTACTTCTGGGTTATAAAGCATTGTCTCTGGTTCTTTAAAGAACAATGTACGAAGAGCCAGTTCATTAATCTGTTCTAACCCTTTACCGTATTGAGAAGTCTTCTGCGACCAACGGTTCATCAATGGTTGATACTGAATTGAAAGTGCAACGCCAGATGTGTTGGAAATAGGTTGAACTTGACCCAGTGCGGTTTCTGGGATGTTCATAATTTCGTGCATAGAACGCTTCAAGAGTTCAAGGTATGAAAGAGCACCTTGAATTCCTGCAGCACCTCCCTCAAGGTTGAAGACTTGAGCATCTTTTGGAAGACCGCCCCAAACCTTCTTAGCACCCTTTTCAAGATTAGAGGCTTTTGCACCAACAATAACGGTCACAGGGGAAGCGTGATAGTTAATGATGTCTGCAATGTCGGTTGATATCTCATTGTAAGAGCGGTTTAGTGTGATGATGTCGTGTGCGTCTGCGAGACCCCACGGTGAGCCTGAAACAGGAACATTAGGTATATGTACCACTGGAATAAGTCCTAGTGGATTTGGACGAGAATCAATCAATTCATCATTGATGTATTCTTCAATTGTGTCGTCAGTAAGAATTTCAGTGTAAGTAAATACTTGGCGAGTACCTTCTAGAGATGTGCCCCAGAAACGGTACTTCTGCTTAAACCGAAGTAGTCGTGAACGGTCATGAGGGTGAAACTCAGGGAAACAGAACGAAGAGTTCATTGGAAGAATGCGAACACGACCTGGGTGTGCTCCTCCTGCTGAATCTTGCCATCCTTCTTCGTAAGCAATTTTTACAAAGCAGTCGCCTGTAATTCCGCCTTGTTGTCCCATTTCAAGAAGAACACGCATTTTGTCGTTGTCTACTTCCCAAATACGCTCTAAGCGGTCTGGAACAATTGCTTCTGTTGCTTTAGGGGAACGGAAGTGAACACCTTTACCAAATACAAAGCGTGCTAGAAAGTCATTAAATGCACGATAGTAGTTAACTGTGAGTTGCATTTCGCCAGATTCACGGCGGTAACCCCAGTGGTGACCAAGATACATTGCCCAGTTAAGTGAGTAGCGATTAAGGCGTGGACCATGTACTTCAAACTCTTCGTCAGCAAGTTCAACTAAACCAAGTGGTGAAACCGAAATGGTTAAGTCTGATGATGCAGCCCTATACGACGGAGGACTGAAGTCCATGAATGACATTACTTCTTGCCTTTATCCTTCTTTGAAGACTTCTTTTCTTCTTTATCTTTATTAGGCTTACTTCTTTTTTCTAACTTTTCTTTTTCGTGCTTCTTCTTTGCAATACCCATCTTGCGGTCTGCTTCTGTGGTTTCAATGAAGCGACCACCGTGCTGTACATAAGTTTTGTGTACCCAGTTAGATGCACCTGGATTTGGATAGTTGGAGTATTTTGCTCTTGCCTGTGCGACAATCATCGCCCACATTTTGGGGTTCGCTGGTTTACTCGCCATACTATCTCCTCTCTATAACCCGATATGCCCCCACACTAGTGTGGGGGCTATCAGATGTCTGTCTTAACTTAGTCGTTTACGACTGTTGCGGATGTGCGCTGTGTGCGTCCGCCTGAACGAACAACTGTCTCAATTGTCTGAGCAGCGTAATCGTTGTGTGTTCCGTGTGCGAACTCACCCAAGAATGTTGGTGCTTCTACCCATGCAGCAGAACCCACGTGGGCACGCTCTGCAAGAGTTTCAGCAGCAGGCTTCTCGAATACGTTTGCGTTACGGTTAGGGCGTCCTGCAGCAGGAATGTAACCCTGCATCATGCCCTTCTGGAATTCGCTTGGGACATCTGTGTCTGTTGCAATTCCTTCTTCAAAACGAAGTGGACCACGACGTGTTGCGTTGTCTGCGCCCTTTACTTCGTAGTTGTGGGGTGCACGCTCTGGAAATTGAGGTGATGGTGCTATGCTCATTTTTACTCCTTAAGGATAAATAGGAAGGCCATTCCAGGTAAAAGTTTCCTACCTTTTGGCCTAATTATGTTGCTGAACTAGAAAAAAGGATTTGAAGAAGCCACTACTTCTGGCATAACCAATGACTCTGTTAAACAGCAGGCGATGGATAAAGAATCCACAAAGTCGTCGTGTGCATAGGCTTCGTCAGGGGCGGCTACAAGAAAGTTAGGTCCTTTGTACTGGACTTCTGCATCCGTCATTTGTTGGACAAATCGCTTCCAAGTACGCAATCTACGTGTTTTTGCATGTGCGGGCCAAGAAATCATTTCTCTTTGAATTAGTGCCTGTAAATGTTTCCAACGCTTAGACTGCTCAGAGGGTGAAGATGTAAGAGCAGTTACTTCGGCTCTAGGAATAAGAAGTTTTAAACGTTGAGCAACTGCGTCACCAACACCGTTAGCATCTACTCCGATAGCAAGAACGTCATAGTTTTCTAAGAAGTTTACTATTTGGAAGTATTGCTCCTCCCAATCGTCTCCTTGAATTTCAAGCCAATTAAGAACACGGTGCTCAAAGTAGCCAAACTCGTCTGGCCTATCCCAGTCAACCCACACCACAGTCACAACAGTGCTGTCAGTTTTACGTGCAGGGTCAATACCGACTACCACTGGTGTCTTGTGCCAAGACTTTACTAACTCCGAAGATGTATCGCCTAACCTGTCCATCACTGTAGATGTAACAAACATACCTCGTTCAAGAAGCCACTTACAGCAGTACGAC